AACTCATCAATATCAGGATTCGCTTCTCGCCAGGCCTTAATCTTATCAGCTGAAAACACCTCCTTGATCATCTTCGTGACAACATTCTCGATCTTTCGGATGGTGTGCTTATCAGCAATAAACGGCAGCGGTTGAACTCTCTTAGCCAAACCAGCTTTCACATTGTTGACGGAACTCTCAAACACCTCAGTTGGGATTAAATCTGGGCCGATCTGGTGAGCCAGAACCGCTGGCTCAACTGGAGTATGATCGCCACCAGTTACACGAGTCTCCTTCCCATATTCTTCACCTGTTGGGAGTTGAGTGCCCTTCAACTGACCGTCTTCACAGTCACCATTGGGGGCAGGAGTACTCATAACCTCAACCTTCTCTGTTCCAACCTCAAATGGAACGGGCTCTGATTCGCAGTAAAGCTTGCCTCTCCGATATTTCCGCGTGGCGCCGCGTTGCTCGCGACTGAAATCAATCATGGCCTTGGGCGCCCAGCAGCATAATGATTGTTTCATCATCTCTGGGCACTCCAATAAGGTCAAATGACTGATGAACGTTCCATGAGCACGGAAATCGGAACCCTTACTCGCGATACGTGATGCCTCAACAGCCCGTTCAACAACCCCAACCGTGGAAAGCGGAATGGGGACGTCAACCGTGGTGAAAGGCGCCACGTTGGATGTTTGGGTATGGAAATAAAATGCCACCCAACAAATAACGATCGTTCGGTAAAAACCATAATGATGCAGCAAGATGGATAACCCGCAAAGGAAGAACATAATCTCAAGCGTGTAAGTTTTTGCTTGTTCTTTCCAACGAGACCTCCTCTCGCTGCAATCACAACGATCGCAACAATTGTTGGCAGTGACAGAATAAACCCAAAACTCCACATCAGAGTTGTCAAAGTGCTGGCGCAGTTGATTCAACTCCTCACCATTGCACTTGACACAGGGGGTGGGGGCCGCATCGTTCTTGGAGAACATGCGGGGCTGTGTGTAGCACTCTCCCAATAAGGAGAGCCTCCGGCAGCCAATCCGGAGCACTTTTCTCAGTCGAAGAAATGGGACTCCCTCGAACTTGAG